CTCTCATCGCTCTTCAGTACCACGAGGTCAAGATCAACCTTGATATCCGTCCCATCGAGGAGTGCTTGTGGGCTATGTCCTCCCTGAACACCAGCGCTGGCGCTGTGAAGGTCACCTCCGCTTACAACCAGTCCCTCGTCGCCGCCTCCCTCTATGTCGACTACGTCTTCTTGGACACCGACGAGCGCAGGCGTATGGCCCAGAACCCTCACGAGTACCTCATCGAGCAGCTCCAGTTCACCGGTGATGAGTCTGTCGGTTCCTCTTCCAACAAGATCAAGCTCAACTTCAACCACCCGGTTAAGGAGCTCATCTGGGTTGTCCAGCCCGACAAGAACGTTGACTATTGCTCTTCTCTTGAGTCCAACACCGTTCTTAACCGCCTCCTCGGTGCTCAGCCCTTCAACTACACCGATGCTGTCGATGCCCTCCCCAACGCCATCATGGCTTTCGGTTCCCACGACAGTGTTGCCCTCACCACCGGCTCTTACATCAGCGCTTCCGGCCTCTTCAACGACGCTGGTGCCACTGATATCAACGCTAGTGGATCCTCCGCTTGGTGGGGCACCGGTGATTCTGCCCAGTACAACCTGCCCAACTTTGGTGCCGGCGGTCTTTCTGGTGTTTCTGATGCCGGCACTTTCGTCCTCACCGAGACTTCTCTCGACATGCACTGCTGGGGTGAGAACCCCGTCGTGACTGCTAAGCTCCAGCTTAACGGCCAGGATCGCTTCTCCGAGCGCGAGGGTACCTACTTCGACCTCGTTCAGCCTTGGCAGCACCACACTCGCGCCCCTGATACCGGTATCAACCTGTATTCTTTCGCGCTGAGACCCGAGGAGCACCAGCCTTCCGGCTCGTGCAACTTCTCTCGTATTGATAACGCTACTTTGCAGCTTGTTCTTTCCAACGCCACCGTTGAGGGAACTAACACTGCCAAGGTTCGCGTGTATGCCGTGAATTACAACGTTCTTCGTGTGATGTCCGGGATGGGGGGGTTAGCTTACTCGAATTAATTGCATTTTTCGACACGTTTTATTACAATACTTATTTTATGAAATACAAATAAAAATAAGTATTATACATTTATTGTTATTTATTCACGTTCGTTCCTTACGTTCGTTCGTGATATTCAGTCACAATCATAAAACAACTCCACGATTTCAACCGTCTTCTCCGTTGCGTTTTCTGGGTTCGTCCAGTATTCCACTTGGTCGCGCAACCTCTCCAAGCGCGCGTCCCATTCTTTCTTCATTAAACATCATTTGTGAATGCGGGTTATCCTACATTTGGCTTACGCCTCCTTCACCAACCCATACCCGTAAACCTTCCAAAGAATCACCGACACGGCACTTCCGACGATGAAACCGTTGCCTGCCGCCTCCAACGTCTTTCCGAATAAGAAATAGGCAATCGCGGGAAAGATTATGTAAGTTAAGACGGCGTAAAATGCCATAACGCCGGTGTATTTTGTGAGGTTGAAAGTGAGATTCATTGGTGATGGATGGATTGTGATATGTAGTATATAGAGAATATTATTGGCTCGTTTTGTTGTCTTTCGTTGCCTCCGTCATCGTCACCGTTTTGACCTCCACTCCCCACGCGAACCAGAATAACACCCCACCTGCCACTACGAAAACACCCGAAAACAATCTGTCGCTTGGATAATTACGCATAAATAAAAACAACGCCGTCAAGAAAATCACGGTGAAAGTGACCGCCGAAATCAACCTAATATAATTCATCATATTACACGTCGAAACCTGTATATTGCGATAATATAATATTCTAAACAATCCTTCAAAATATTACGGAAAAGCCGCTGTAAATGTAAAATATAAAACCACGAGGGTGCTTACAATTGTAGTCATCGAAATATATTTTACATAACTTTCATCCTCTAAAAAGAACCGAATGCTTAATAACCCAAATGGACTCAGTATAATTGCGATAACTGCGTAACCGAACAAAAATAAATAACCACTCGGCACAATATTCGACAAGTTTCCCTGAATAAGGAGAGAAGCAAACGGTTGGAGCACCCAGAATAAAAGAACGAAACTTGCTATAAATGAAAGCAAATATTCGACATAAACCGTCGAAATGCCAAGATTCGGAATCGTCGCATTTGGACTGTTCATTTGAATGACCATAACTACAATAAGAAGGATGCCCGCTAGTAATGATGGTAAAAGCTGAAACACATTTGTCCAGTTGGTTTTTTTTATCATCATAAAAAATACAATATACGTATTGGTTATATTTTATTTCATTACATTACATTACATTACATACGGCACTACATATTCCTCCATTTTTTCATACAGCACCACGCTTTTATTATTCGCCGCGACTGTTGATTCATTCTTCGGCGCAACACAGCATTCCACGAATAAACGACTTCATTTCTATGATAGTATCCAGCGATACATTTATACTCGTTCGATAAAAGCACTTCAATTTAATCTCTCGATGACCTCGATTTCCGCCGCCCATACTTGCAATGCTGGCGCTGAGAGAATCCACGTGGTCGTCGGCAGTTGATGCTGCGCTTGTATTTCATCGACCAGCGATGGCGGCGAGGTTGGTGTTGTCGTTTCGTTAGAATCATTACACTAAGTATATAATACTGAGAATATACTCTACGCACATGCTTAAAGTCCCTGTAACAACCCCTCGATACTATCCAAATCTGTCAAGAAACGCGGATACCGTGCGTGAAAATCGCGCATCCTGGCGAAACATTCTGGATAACATGCGTCCAATAGTTCCTCTGTTACATCCGCCCATCTCTCGACAACGAGACATGGAAACTCGCGATACAACCGGTCAAACACCGTATTTGTGCGAAGCACTATCGGAACGCACCCAAGATAAATACATTCATAGAACCGATGCGTATCTACGCCATACCCACGCGGGCAAAGCGCAAACTTGCTTTCGAGTGTTTTATCGTAGATCACCACCGGAGGTATCTTCTCATAAAAATACTCAGGTGTATCGCGTTTCTCTCGTTCATCGCGTCGTTCAGGCGCGGGGTCATCGTTCAAGTTATAGACGAATGAATTCGCACCTCCACCCGCGAATAAGTCATAACACTCCTGTCGCGTTGGGTGTGTCCATACGCTGAAACAAAGAAGACATTTTATGGGTCGCACATCCACGTCTGTTCGAAGCATCGAGACCCCCTTCTCATATAAACACGAATGATGAAACCGCCGATGCATCGAAACGATCGACCCGCAATCACGAATTCCGATAGGCATAATACCTACCTTCGGGTGGTCGTAGGTATTGTTCTGAACCAAAATTCGAATACTTACGGGAAGTAATCTCTCGACAACCTCCCACGCAACCAGCGGTTCTTCCATAATATAAAATACGACGCGGACATTACGAGCCAGTAGAATCGCGACGAGGGTATGAACGGGAACCTCGGTTTCTCTGATGGATATAAAAATAGAATCACCATCACGCAACTGTGCGGCATATTCTGCGTAATCATGAATCCCTACATTAATTCGGTTCGTATAACACAACGTGCTTCGAAGTGCGAATCCGATCTGCGAGCATTTGAATATGAGTCCACGCGAGAGAGCCTGTTTTGCTTGCTGAATTGCGTTCATCGAGTTGGTCTTTGATATTTAGGAGCGTTTCATTTTTATATGTTTTATACGGTGGATATACAAATGGAATCCGCTACTGCCTCCATAATCGAACCTAGCACCGCTACATCCTCGCAGCAAACTGCTGCTAGAAACGACAAACGCGAGAGAAAACATACGGCACAGATGTTGCCACCGGGCATTACACAAAGTATGATGAAAAAATATGTCGTTTATTATCGAGAGTTCATAAATCTTAAAAATGGAAAACGTGTTCCGAGAGAATATTTCAAAGTCGAGTCGCATCCAAAGCTGTCGCGACCGTGGGTGAGTTCAAAGTCGGTAAAAATATCTTTATATGAAAAGTTGGAGTCAGCAAATCAGTTTGTCGCGGATTTAGAAAAGAAAAATGTTGAAGAGGACCCCCACGCCTACAAAGACGAGACTGGGAAAATGGAAGAAGCAAGCATTATACCCGTGATCAATCGGCATTTACCAAAATATACTAATTTTCGTATTATAAATGAAGATGATACGTCATACACATATTCACTCGTATATGACCAAAAGGATAATCGTAATGGTTTTCGATGGACGTGTAGTCATACATTCCGATTACCAGTAACATCAGATTGTCCGGTGCCTTTGCTTACAGACGATGTCATTTCTCTCGAACTACAACAACTAAACGAGAAACTCTATGAGAAATATGCGGCCGATATACTATCGATAAATCATGAATAAAGAAATAAACATAGTATATATATACGACATCAACATGCCTCAATCCAAACTACATACGTCTTCTAACTCCGCGATGATAGAAGACGATGACCACGACCTTCCTACCCCTAAGGCTCCTCGCGGAAAACGAAGTGACTTAACCGAAAAGGACCTGGAAGAATTCACACATTCCTTTTCGTCGTTTTTGATGTCAGGACATTTAGAATAAATTTCATTTTTTTGTAAAAACTACGTAACAAATAAGATGATGATGTCGATTTTCAAGCATTTGAAAAAAAATTGAAATGTTTTTCTTCAAATTAGTGATCATTAGTGCTTCAACAGAAACAATTACTCGAATCGAATGTCGTACAGAAATACCGCCAACCGCAATACTCCCATCGTTGCTGCCAGTCCTTTCTGCAAGATGTGCCATGATGCCGGGACATCAGAGAAGGAATATACCAGCCACTTTGTTAAAGACCAGTCCGGACCTGATGGAAAAGTCGTCTGCCCAACACTCCTGAATCAAGCCTGCCGAATCTGCCACAAGACCGGACACACGTCGTCTTACTGTTCGCAATACCGTAACCGTCAGGTTCGTGAAGAACCCCGTCGTCAAGAACGCTACATCGAGCGCGAACCCCGTCGTGACGAACGCTACATCGAGCGCGAACCCCGTCGTGACGACCGCTACATCGAGCGCGAACCCCGTCGTGACGACCGCCGTGACATTTCCTACAACCGTCTCCACGAAGACACGGAACGTCGCGAACATGAGATTCGCGAACGTGATGAACAGTACCAACGCGAACAAGAACGTCGTTCCAAACCGTGGCTTCAAGCGGCAATTAAACCCGCATCAGCGCCAAGAGAACAACAGGAGCGTCGCCAGCCATACGCGCATCCCCACGGTCCTCGTGTTCGTTTGAACCTTGAAGCCCCGGCGTTGTCTGTTTCATCCATCGAACTCAATCTGCCTAAATGGGGCACTCCTGAATACATGAGATTGTTTCAGACAGATGATTCCAAATCGTCGAGCATCCCTGCGCCACCCGCCATCGATGTTCGCAAGGTTGAACTTCATCACGCAGCCAGCTGGGGCGATGAAGACACCGAAACACCCTTCGTGTGCGACCCAGAGCAAATGACTCGCAAGTTCTTCGAAGAGGAAATCATGGCTGGCTTGACTACCAAAGAAGAATTCGATTTCATCGCGATGTGCGATGACCAGAGCCAGATGCCGTGCGAATGCGGCGAGTAAAGTAAATATCAGGTAAGTATTGCGCGCGCCGCGTGTGTATGTGAACTAACACTTTTTATTCCGGATTCCATTCCATTCCATTAAATTGAAATGTTTTTAATGTTATTCCTCATGAATGACGGTGAATAACGAACGAACGAACGATGGCAAAAGACAACAGCAGCAATCATTCAGAAATATCTGACGAATGGCTACAACAGTATTTCGATGAAGGACCCAACCTCAAAGAAGAAATATACAGTTATTCCGATGGCGCCGTGTATATGGGGTATATGCGACCAAACACCACAGATAGTAGTATCACGACGTTGAGTCATCTTCGTCACGGAACAGGAACTCTCCGCACACCAGCATTCGTTTATGGCACTCCGTTGAAAGATTATACCAGCGACGAAGCTGTCGAAAATGCCCATCTCGCCAAATGGCACGAATACGTCGGAATGTGGGTGAATGACAAACTTCACGGATACGGAGTTCATGTTCAAAAATCCGGTGATGGGGGTGAAATCGTGATATTTGAAGGTATATGGGAAAACGGAAAGCCGATCAGGTCGATTCATGCCAAAGACGACGAATACGATGACGAATCTGTATTTGGATGGTAAATATAAAAAGCCAGGTGTGTGTCCAAAAAAATTGAAATGTTTTTTTTGATTATTGTGGATTAACAGACACAGATATCAGACAAAGAGAATATGACTACTACATCTGCGGCGACTTCCCCCTACCCATTACCCGAACCCAAATACCGCCGCCTGGATATGGCGAGCCTCCCGCCACACCGTTTGGAAAGAATACCCCACGCCGATTTGAATACAATAGTCGAGAATTGGAAGTTTGGATGTCCAATTCGATTCAAGAATCTTTGGAATGACGAAAACGAAGCACAAAAAGCAGTAGACGAGCAAAAGGCTGATATGGCGCGAACTGTAACGCGCCGAACCCAAACAAAATCAACAAAGATGCGGCGCCCATTCTGTAAGTTTTGTCAGCAACGCAAACAGTCACTCGCTGTATGTAAGTCACATTACACGAAAAGCGGACCTGAATTCGGGTCAAAAATAACCTGCCCCTTCCTGCTCCAACAGCAATGCGCCAGATGCGGTGAAATCGGACACACGCCCAAATACTGTAAAAGCGAACACTGGCTAAAAACCGACCCGCGCGAAACCTCATCATACCGCAATCCGCTCAATATCAACTGGTTTAACATGAGTGAACTAGCGGAAGACCGCATTTCACTTTGGCAAAAACCGATACCCCCCGCGCTCCAAAAGAGGCATGAAGAATACGAGGAACGATATGTCAAACACTCGCGCATTTGGATTGAAATGACCGGCGACCACAAGCATTACACAAACGACTTCCGTATCATTATGGTTATTGAAGAATCAGATGACTGGTTTCGCGCTCGTCCGCGCACGGAATACGAACACAAAGTACAAGCACACTACGAATGGATGCGGTCCGTGATGTGGGATGGAACCCCACAAACCAACCAAAGCACCTTCTTCATCATGAATTCGCCGCCACCAACCTATGAAGAGGCGACCGCGGCAGCAGAGCTATTACAGGCAGTCACGCTGACGACGCCTGCTGCTGGTAGTGAACTTGGCTCAATTATCCGGCGTCTGCCTGAATCGGCAAGAACCAAGTTTGAATATGATTGCGCCAAAACGATGCGCGATATCATCACGAAATATATCGAGCATCAAACGAAGTAAAGGTAAGTGTAGCTTGTGTGTGTTCTACTAACATTTTTTTACATAAATCCGCGCCGTATATAATGTCATAGCTGTGTTTGTATCGCGTTCATGTGTTCCTGCCTTCTCGTCTAATTTTTGTAATGTTTCTGTGAGTTGAAACCGATTAACGTTACTACGACTCGTAGGACTCGTATGCCATTCCTTATCTCTCGGAGTTATCCACGAGCCATCTTCTTTTGCGTGTTCGAGCAATACATCCGGCAAATAAATCGCGTTCGTTTGAATACTATGCCAACCGCGAATAAATCTATGGTCTCGATCTGTAAATAAATATGTTATCACGCACCTTGTTATAGGTATTTGTGTCCATTGTCCGCCGGTAAGACGACTTTCGGTTTGTGCCTTTCTCTTCACTTCACTTATAAATCCGCTTTCCACGCTGCGACTCCATCTGCTATTCTCTGTAAACCATTTTCCTAAACATTCTCTTGCGTTCATTTCCGCGTCATAACAAGTTACGAATATTCCGTCAATCGGTATTTTACTTTGATTTGGTCGAAATACTGGGCGTATCAAAAACGACAAGTAACCCACAGCACTTTCTCCTGGACTTCGTGTTCGTCCAATCCAGTGAAACGAGAGATTGGGATGTTTCTGCTTGAACATCCGAAATGTGCGGGCATCGTCGATTTCACTGAGATACGCCGCCGTTTCCCCAGATAACGAGCCAGTTACAATTGCGTGTGCTGCCTTATTTTCAGCAGGAATCGCATATTGGAACGGTTTATGGTGAGAGAAATCCGCGGATATAATATGGAATTCCCCGCCGCCGCCGCCGCCGCCGCCACCGTTGTGCCAACGATATTTCATAGATTGTATCCGTTTTGTTGAACGGTTTGGCCGAAATGTTCGTGTTATTCCGCCCCGTCGCCATATAAGAACATCACGAACATTCACAGGTATAAATGTAATACCACCAGTATCCACGTTCCATTTTCGAAAATAATAAAGCAATGTTCGAAATGGAACATATAGCTCGTGATGACATTTATTACTAGAAATACACGATAAAATGATACGGTGATCGTCGTCAGCGTGATTGTCGCTGGAACCATTATGATTACTAGCGTTGATTGTGACATCAGGCTTACGGTTGGCCGGATAATAGTAGATATATACGCGTCGAAAACTCTCTATATGTCGTGGTTGAAAGCGTAATGTATGTTGAATAATATCACCGGTAAATTCTGTCCCAGCGTGTGGTAAAACATATCCACATATATCATCAACTACTATGGGTTGTTGAATTGAAATAATATCTTCTCCGTTAAACCACCGCGGCTGCATCATATATATAGGAAATAAAAAGTGTTAGATAACATACCACAGACACGCTTCTATATATGCTACCTACTTTTACGCGCTTGCGGACGACCACCGGACGTAGACCCTCGCCCGGTGTTCTCTGCGATGAACAAACCATTTTCCGTTGGGGTCAGCGCTTCGATGAAACTCTGTATACAGCTCGGGGTGCGTCCATTCGTTTTTCTCTTGCCTGACAATGAAGCATCTGATTCCGCCTAGGTCAGCCGGCGACAAAGGATTGAATCGAAACATTTCACCGGCTTCATCGCGCAGAATCCTTTTTTTCATGTTTTCAATTTTTCTGCGGCTGACGGTGCGATGTTTGGCCCAGTCTTGGTGACGTTCGCTTTCTTCGTGTTTTTTCCAGTTTTTAGAGAGGCCTTTGTATCCGCATACACATTCCCATAAATAGTGTGTCGCGTGCCACATGCCGACAGCGTGTCTTGCGATGAATGGGCACTCTTCTGGGTCAGGGTTGTGGCAACTTTGTTCGAAACGGTTGACGGACATCTCGGTTGCTTCACGGAGGAATCTGTATCGGTCGTCTCGGGGGATCTCCATCCAATCTTCGGCGGAAATCCCGAAGTGATCAGGATGGTTATGTTTTACGCGATTCCATGCGGCGTGTTCGATGCTTCCCATTCCAGGAGGAAGTCTGATGCTGTCAAATTGAAACAGCGGAGCCGATGCCGCGTAGGACGGAGGAGGGCCAGCATGACCACCAGCAGCAGGGACGGCTGGCGCAGCCTCCTGTATTTCGCGGTGAAGAGCACCCAACGCGTTCATTGCTTCAAGATACTCACCTTCTGGCATATTGCACTGGTTGTCTTCAATCACGCGCATAAGCGCAGTCAAGTTCGGGTTGACGGTCATTAATGTGTACGTATCGTATTCAGTAACTGTATGTAGGATATAATGAAAAAGAATTTCAATTTTTTCATGATATAGTAATCGAAGACATTAGTGAATAAAATGGAGCTGGACTTTCGGTTGTTTTACTGAACTGGATTTTGGTCTAAAATGAAACACCATAGAATTTGAACCGACATTTACTTCTACATCAGCAGCGCGCCTATTTCACACACACACACACACTACTTACTATTTTTTACTGAACATACTGCCTGGCCCAAATATTTCTGGGAGGAACGAACCACCTGGTCATCGTCGCGTCTTTTACGTTACCCGACTCGTCCACTTGAAATACTGGCGCCGGGCTCAGATGAAAATCCGCAAACAATTCCGGGTTCGTCCATTCATTTCTGTCCTGACTGACAGTATAGATTCGAATTCCGCCGGGATACAGTCCAGCAGGGTTCGGCGCATAACACGCAAATCGAATAAAGTTGCCCGCTTCGTCATCGTTGACCGTCGCTTTCATTTTCTCGATTTTTCGTCTGCTGACCGTGCGATGTTTGGCCCAGTCTTGATGACGCTCGCTTTGTTCATGTTTTTTCCAGTTTTTCACTTTTCCGGTGTAGCCGCATACACATTCCCAATTCGTCTCACCTTGATCGCGCATAGACCAGATACCAACAGCATGTCTTGTAATGAATGGGTATACATTTGGATCTGGTGTGCGATGTTGTGACTCCGTTTTGATAGCATAATGCTCTGTCGCTTCACGCACAAGACGAAATCGGCTTTCATATGTCATCCGCATCCATTCTTCCGCTGAAATTCGGTTCTGAAAAGGGTCGGGGTGATGATTTTTTACGCGCTGCCACGCTCTTTGTTCAGTGACATTTCCTTCCATTCCAGGTGGCAATACTCGACCCGACGACGCAAACAAAGGCACCGATGCTGCGTAAGAAGGTGGCCGACCAATCGGGATTGGACCGACCACCGGAGCACGTGCTTGCTGCTGCTGATGACGAACTTGCTCATGTTCACGGTGTAGTGCGCATAACGCATTCATCGCCTCCAAATACTCACCTTCTGTCATTTTACCTTGATTTTCTTCTATCACCCGCATAAGGGATTCGAGGTTGGGGTTCACACCGGTACTCGCATTCGCATTCGCAGCCATTTCTTGTTTCGTATTGTTCTTTGATTGTTTCGCTGTGTTTGGCGTATTGTAAAAAAACATTTCAATTTTTTACAATACAACTGGGCATCACCATGACATACAATTTCTTCATGCGAAAAATTGTATAGGAGCTCGTCGTGGCGCAATACCGGATTTCGGTCTTGATGACAGAAAATATAAGGTAGTGGGTGATTCGCCAACACTTCTAGAAACGTCGATCCCACGGCTGCTCACCGTGGTTACTCCATTCACAGAACCGGAAGTCAGTTGTAATCCGCTAGATTCACCCCCCCTACTTCCAGCCCCCGCCACCCCGATGGCAAAAACCGGTTGCGCCGGAGAAATTAATTGTCCGGTCATGACCTGCGGAATCTGGGAATACCGATTGATGCGCATAAAATGGCGGACATCGCGAAGAAGTTCACTCCATGAATAGGTTCGAATGATGGCTTGATTAGCGCGAAGAATCGAGAAAACGGCGTATGTGAGTGCGCCGGCGAATGCGTTGTTGATATATGCGTCAGATGATGTTTGTTCATCGCGCGACCCACTGATCATAAAGACATCGCCCTCGGTGTTGGCATATTTACCATTCATGAATGCCTTCTGCTGAGTGCGCCATATGGCAGGATTGCGCCCAGAAGGCGGTCTAAGAAGCACACTAAAATCCTCGTATTTATACCGGATATCACAACCGGTGCCGTTATGGCAGCAGTCGAGGATAACATAAAGGCGAGCACCCTGAGGCACATTATTCACGAGAAGTGCGCGGATTTCATCGTCGGTAATAATGCCACCACCGGCGGATGCGGGTGCGTTATAATCAAGCGGACAAAGACACGAGTCGAGGCCGGTGGATTCATCACCGTTGGTATCGCGAACAAGTGTCCCATGACCCGAAAAATGGAAAACTGCTTCGTCGCCGGCAACCATTCCGGCAACGAGGGCGGCCATACCGGCGATAATGTTTTGGCGGGTCGGTGGCAAAACAGAGGCAGTTCCAGCACCCGCTGCACCGCGATTTCCGTCAGTGAGAACATTCACGGCAGAAGCAGGGTATGCTAACACCGAGCGTAAATATTGCGAGACATTTATGACATCGTTATAGCAACCGTTTAAGGTGGCATCAGGGTTGTTGTTGTAGTTGATACCAACGAGCAATGCGGTGCGGCGAGGGGGGCGGGAAGTGGGGGTGACAGCAGTGGAAGACATATTGTATAATTATAGGATATAATATAATTATACAACGTTATATTTCATATAAAGAAGATGACATATAAATAATACATACGATGTCAAAACTCGCATTCATTACCGGAATAACTGGTCAAGATGGATCATATCTGAGCGAATTACTACTCAACAAAGGATACAAAGTATTCGGTATTGTCCGCAGAACATCGTTGCTATTTTCACATACAAGAATAGAGCATATTCGCGATAAACTCAACCTCCGTTATGGTGACATGACCGATACAACTGGATTAACCAATTTTATACACAATATTATACAAACGCACCCAGAGTTTGAAGTATTTGAGATTTATAATTTGGCAGCGCAATCTCATGTTGCGATTTCATTTGAAATTCCCGAATATACAAATGATGTCGATGGAGCAGGTGTATTACGAATATTAGATGTCATACGAACCTTACCGATATCGATAAAAAACAAAATTCGATTTTATCAAGCAGGAACAAGCGAGATGTTTGGGGCGGTCAAAGAAACACCGCAAAATGAGAATACACCGTTTAATCCGGTTTCACCGTATGCCGCTGCGAAAGTGTATGCTCATTATATTACGAAAGTGTATCGTGAAGGATATGGATTATACGCAGTAAACGGGATTTTATTCAATCACGAAAGCAGTCGTCGGGTGGAGAACTTCGTAACGATGAAAATTGTAAGTGGGATCAAGCATATTCTAAATGGAACGCAGGAGTATATTGAATTGGGAAATATTGATAGTAAGCGCGACTGGGGGCATGCGAAGGACTATGTGGTCGGAATGTGGCTTATGCTTCAACAACCGCGCACGCAACATCCGCCCGAAGATTTCGTCCTCGCATCTGGAAAGACACAGACGATTCGCACCTTCGTCGAGAAAGCATTCGCATTCAAAGGCATTACAATCATGTGGAGTGGAGAAGGTGTGAATGAAGTCGGCAAAGACGCATCCACCGGCATGACACGAGTAAAAATAAACGCGAAATATTTTCGTCCATGTGAGGTAGAATTTTTATTAGGTGATGCGACAAAAGCGCGGGAAAAGTTGGGATGGTCGTTTGAATATGATACACTAGATAAGTTGATTGAAGAGATGTTTAGTCAGCGTCCGTAACGAACAACCGGTTCATCGCACACACTTCCGGTTTCTCCGAACTTCGCATCGCGGTGAAGATATGGCGCAGAATCGCGTCATGACGCACCCGAATCGTATAATCTTGCTGAATCGCACCGCGTCCGATACGCCCCATCGACTGAATCGCCTTTTCTTGCGACATTCCTTCTAAATCCTTGCCAATATATCCATGACAGAACTGATAATTCGTGCCATAGATATAGTCTGTCGCCGTAATAATTAAGTATAATTTCTGATGCTTCGCGAGTGTCTTCATAATATCGGTATATTTCTGGTCAGTCGCGTTTGTGATGGCACCGATACCCATGAGAAGTAGGAGTTTCCAGTGGTTGGCGACGTTCAAAAGCATAATCTGCTCCACTACTTCATCTTCTACAAACGACGTGAACTCATTCGTAATTGCGGTGCGTTTTGTCCAACGTTTCAGGTGTTCCAACCTATTGGGGACAAATAGTTCATGAAGCGCGGTATATTTCACGGACTTCTTCAATTCTTCAACTTTCATATGAAGACGTTCGGTTTCAGGATTAACGCGGGTATCGGATGTGAATTTCCGCGTCTTCTTCTCGTCGGCACCACTACTGCCACCACCGTTGGTGTCCGCAGATTCACCTTCTATGTCTTTAATTAGCTTTTCAGTTTTCGCGATCTCTTCGATAACACGGGTGTTAAAGTCGATTGTATCCATGATGTCACTCATTACAACACTAGGAATTTTCGCAGTTTGAAGCATAAAAGCCGCGACCTTATCTACATTTTCTGTAAGATAAATTGTGGGTCCATCCGTGAGTGTATGAGCGTCGCTCGTGGAAAGATGGATGACCGACTCGAATTTTGGCCGACGAACACCGACCAACGTTTCATATACACGACCCCAATATTTCGGGCGTACATTTTCAAGAAGGAGCAAGTAATATTCTTTAATGCTTGTCATCGTGATTTCACCGATATCAGAAAACATATTTTCTGGCAGGTATCGATGTGATGTAATGATCAAACCGCAGTTATCGTCAGTATCAGGGTCATCTTCTTTTGTTTTTTTCTTCTTGTGTTCGGTATCGTCTTCGTCTTCGCTTTCGTCGCTTTCGTCGTCTTCGCTATCGTCTTCGTCTTCGCTATCGTCGCTTTCATCTGCGTCTTTAACAGGTTTCGTAACCAGTGCAATAAACCGCAAAATCTCTCGCAAATCGAAATACCGCATCAGCGTCTTGTATGTCTTGCAATGTTCAACACATTCCAAAACCCGGTCATAATCCTCTCCACACATATAATGTGGTAGTTCGATGAACCCGTTTTGATTCACAATCGGTATCGACTTCTTGAAGTCATGACTAATTACACTATATACATCGGCGCCCTTGTCGTGAAACTTCACCTTGAAGTCTTGAATCACATCAACGATCTCATCCTCGCGCGGCATCGTAGCCGATGAAAGCACCACATTTGGAATCATATTTCCGCTCCAATTGCGATGAATAATCGGGTGAAGAACATGTTCTTTGTAGTCAAGAGATATCGTTGGTTCGTCCCAATACATCAAAAGATGATCAAGTGGATGAAACGCCATCATATATCGCATCGCAAGCAAATACGACCGAATATCGCAAATCATGATTTCGACATTATCACCGATGCTGTTATCGACTTTGCGAATACGTCCGCTACGTTTGTCGCGAATCGCCTCTTTTGCCGCGAAATAATGGAGACGGATGTCGTCGATGTTGCTACAACCGAATGCGAATGCGATGCGTTTCTTCATCGAAATCGCTGCCTTTGCCAACGCCAAACCCACATGCCGCGCCGCACATACGAATATAATCTTGTATTTCTCCGACAAACCAAGCGGTGAAAGTGTCTTTCCGGTGCCTGTCGGAGCGATATATAGAATCAACTTCGCGTCAGGACGTTTCGCAATCGTGAAAAGTTGTTTCTGGTGATCATATAATTGGTAATCCGCATATTTGAATACGGCATCATTCTGTTCGATAAACCGGTAAGCATTACGAATGAAACCGATGAGTTGAACTTCTTTCTTTAACATATCGACTACGTAGTTGGCAAAATCAATAATATGCGAATTCACGCCGACCACGGATTTGTGAAGCATAAGTTTCAGCGTATAATAATGTTTCATCCATTCATTCGGCCCGGTTGTAGGGATTCCACCCTCGCCACTTTTGATCGTTGTTGGATTTTTTGTTTCGACGATGGATTCAATCGTTTGTATAATATGATGATCGAATGTATCACCAGAACCCCCGAATGTGGTATTCATATTCTGAATTCTCATCAAATCCACCTTCTTCATCGTATTTTTCGATCTCGCACGTATTTCGAACTTCTTGACACCAGAACCCGTAGCAGCGGCAGCGTCAGCATCGACGTCTATCATACCGAGAATGCGTTCAACCCGTTTTTTGAAATATTCATGAAACAAATGATCTTCGATCTCCGGTGTAATCGCGATTTTAAGTCGTGAAATAAGCGACATGTGAAGATTGAATATGTAATTCACATCATGAAACCCGTCGATAATCAGTTTCAAGATACGCATTTCATTTTCAGGCTCCATAATTTCGATTCCGTTCCATTCCTCGCTTGTAAGCTTCACTTGGCAAAGTGTAGTATCTGTATCTGTGCTTCCAATTGAAGTAGTAGCCATATTCGTTTGTCGAATGATAAAGTGAAAGTTTACCGTCAATACATTAACACTATGTATGTAACTTTATATCAATTTTAGCCATATAAGTATTACAACCGGATTTGCGTGCGTAAATTGAATTAAATATAACAGCCTAATGTATATCAGCTCCGTCCGGCCGTCATCTATACCAATAGTTAGTAAATGCCTCTTCCTCTTATTATAAGCTTTGACGGGAATATCGGGTCTGGAAAATCAACTACATGCGAAGAATACGAACAATATTTGAGAAATGAAATTCATACGTCTGTCGGCAGCGAAAATACGCCATTATTCCCAAACATAAGATCGTTTGAAGAAGAAGTTTGTTTTTTAGATGAACCTGTGGCATTATGGAATGAGGTATGTGATGAGAACGGTGTGAATATACTCACGAATTTATACAAAAATATTCGTGCCAACGCGTTTAAATTTCAGATGATGGCGTATATTTCTCGTCTTTCTTTGTTGCGCAAAGCCGTGAAGAATCCGAAAGTCAAACTCATTATCACCGAAAGGAGTGTTGAAACTGATAGAAATGTCTTCGCAAAAATGTTGTATGACGCGGGAGATATTTCACATGATGAATTCCAGATCTATACGTTGTGGTTTGACGAATTCCTCACGGATGTTCCTTTATCTGGTATCGTGTATATTCATGCGTCGCCGGATGTATGCGTAGAACGTATTCACAAACGTGCGCGGACAGGCGAAACAATCCAGCCGGAGTATATCGAGAGATGCCATACATATCACGAAGATTGGATTCGCGGAAGGAACTGTCCGCTTCTTGAATTGCCTGCGAATGAAGATATAGATCAAAGCCCGACGGTGATGTCAGAGAGAATGAAGCGTATTACTGACTTTATACGTGGATTAATGCTCTAACAGAGTGGTCATCTTCCGTTTATCCTCCGCGCGATAAACAAATTAAACATTACTATCATTATTGAATCATATACAACATAATATATGTCATTATCATACGATGAAGATGATTGTCAATTCGTATCTAGTCGTGGATTATTGAAATCATGTAAGATTCGGTCTGTGAACCCGATATCAAGTAACCCGAATGATCTTGAACATGTACGTATTTTTATTGATCAGCAAGATAACTATCGTCACCACCAAGCCCCCGTTTCCATCTATGTCTGCTGCGACGCATTTCATATTTTTTTACAGAATTACGCGTCTAGTATAACGATCCCGTATTATATCGTATGCGGCGACGGTGACCTAACGATGTTCTATGAAGCGTTGCCGAGAGATAAGCATAATATGTTCGCGATATTTATGTTGAATCCAAATATGTGCGGATTATTCTCTCAGAATATGGATATTCAAGCGTGCCGCGCGTTTCTAACAGAGAAAACAACAAAACTTTGGGCGGCAAATGCGGCGATTTTTAAATCCGAAAATGCGCCGAAAACAGTCGAAGACGCGATACAAAATGTAACACAAAAATTGCGTCAAATACCGATCGGGTTAGATTATCATACGATTCGTTCAAATCCACGGCATCCGTGGGTCGCTACCGGAGGAGGATCACGTGAAGGAAACACACCCGTTGAACAAGAACATACACTTATTCGTGAAATCCGTGAGGGAATGAAACCGTTTCACCAGCGTAAAATACGTATATACTCGAACGTAATGTTGTGCCCGGACCGTTTCAACGATCGTGTAACCGCGATTCGAGAGATACCTACCGAACTCATCTCTCAGCAAACCACTTTTATTCCTCGAATACAGACATGGCGAAACATGACCGAGTTTGCGTTCGTATTGTCGCCATTCGGAAATGGAATGGATTGTCATCGAACATGGGAAGCGTTATTATGCGGTTGTATCCCGATCGTGCGTTCATCTGTATTCGACGAATTATTTGAAGGACTACCTGTGCTTATTGTAGAGAATTGGTCAGACATTTCATTACAATTAGTGGTTACAACGTTGGCTGATTTCAAGGACAAACATTATAAGAACGAACTCAAATATGAAAAATTAGAACTGTCATATTATAGAAAAATGTTCTCATTATAATAATCAAAATGAAGACGAAAGAAAATGATGAACATGCGGCGTGAATTGTAATAAAGCGGCCGTATATACTATACTATACTATACGAACAAGTAATATGAACGAACTAGTCCGACTTGAATCAATTAACCCAAAAATGGTACCAAAAGTGCCTTTTCAAAATGAATTCAAACACGCAAGAATCGAAGAAATATATGACGGCGATACCGTAAAAATTATCATATTATTTGGCGATGTTCCTGTGCGATTTTCATTACGTATTCTTGGTATTGATACGCCAGAGATAAAACAAGGCGAAGGTAGAATACCAGAAGAACGCCTAGCTGCGATAAAAGTCAGAGATTATATGAAGTCGCTTTTTCCAACAAACATCGCCAAAATCTGTATTCGTGATTGGGATAAATATGGCGGAAGAGTGTTGGGTGATTTGTATCTAGACACAGGTGAGAGTGTATCTGACATATTGATACATGGAGGTTGGGCGCGACCATACCACGGTGAAAAGAAGAAGGGGTGGACGATAGATGACCTTACCAAAGAGCCGTTTGTATGAAAATGAAATGAAATGAAATGAAATAAACTGAATCTAAATCGTCCTTTGAAACATCCCATTTTGCGAACCTTGTGTTACGATCGTTGGTTCTGCCCAATATACTTTCAACCTGAGATCTCTCGCAACTTCATTCAACCACCAATCGACCGGCAAGTCGATCTTCTTTGTTAATCCGGCGACATAATCACATATCTTTTTAGCGCACTGATTGCTGATGATGTAACTATCAGTGCATTTTGCGGCACCATTTCCCCCCCATGCTGTCTCGTGAAGGCATTTCTCGTAAATATATTGATTCGGAACCTGATGGCTTCTAGGAATATGTAAATTACAACCGTCCCCGATAAATAACATGTCATAATCCTTCGGGATTTGTGTCATGTATCGCGCTAAGGTTTCTATGAATCCAGTCGAAAGAATTACGTCGTCTTCAAACACGATGACCTCATCATAATTCTCTTTAACTATCAATCGATACAAATAAATGTGCTTCAAATGAAGAGATAATTCTGTTCGGCGTTTGGTAATGTAATCGCGGCTGAATTCAGGACATTCGTCATAGGTGATTGTATCTTTATCAAACTTCTCGATAAACTCGTAGTCGGTGATACCGTGTTTCTCAAACTGTTGTATAATGTGTTGTTTTCGGGCGGTGAGTTTAGAATAATGATGAACAAAGATTTTCATTTGCGTGGGGAGGGGGAGTCAGTGTTTGTATATATGTTTATATATCGCGACGTTTATATTGTTTGCTATTTTCCGAGCAACCATTTCAGACCAGATGTAATAATTCCCACACCCCCGACTCCGGCACCGTTGACATCGTCGTCGTCATGACCGTTTGTTTCATATGGAATATGAATACGATGATCATCATCGTTATTATGATCGTTGAAATCTCTCGAATGTCGCGTTTCGCCGTTACCACCACCACCACCACCGCCGGCGACACCGTCTTCAATAAAGCCGCCAACGCCTCCTCCACCCGCCATCGAAGCCAGCAATACAGACTTCGGCCGATAACGCAAAATATCGATTTCATACTTTGTTATTTTAAAAAGTTCTTTCCCGTAGATTTCATGAAGAAGCATCCATTCAAATATACCGCCAGTATAAATATGAACATTCGTAAACCCGAGTTTTACCAATTGGTCGTATTTATGTAATATCGTAATATCATTTGAGTTCTTACCATAAACGATGATCATAATGTCTGGTGATTTATGAATAAGCGCATTTACGACACGTTCTTCAAAACGAATATCTAGCGTGGTTTTTATAAGACAGTGCTGTAATGTTGAAGGGAGCGTATTTATAAGTAGTGTCGAATGTTGAACATGCGAGTTTCGATATACGACCATTTGAATGTCTTCATAGCTTACTTTTGGAACAAGACTTACTTGGTTACCCATATTTACAAACAATACAATACAATAAATAATGTTATTAGTTATACTAACAATATTATTTGTTTTTATCTAATTTACGGAATCAACCGTTTAGACTCAATTAAACGTAATCACGATATCTACGAATTCTTTCTTAATACTTTTGGTAGCAGATGATGAAAGTTCTTCTCGTTTCTTCCGGTTTTTTGGTTTCAACGTCTCTGTGGCATCTATTTCTGCTGCGGCATCAGTAGGTTCATCGACCTTTATTTCACATCCATCCACAGTAGCCGAAGAAGTTTGATGCGATTTGGCCATCTTACGCGATGTATTGTTTCTAATATTCATGTCTGACTCGATGACCGAATAGTTATCGTGGATATATCGAAGCACCTGATTTTCAATCGCCCACTTAAAGAAATTCAACTGCCCGAGTGTGGTTTGAATATATGTAGTCCCGCCCATATGCGGCACGTTGATTCGTTCCCAGCGGCAGAATGGGTCGAAACGTTTCTTCGAATATGCGCGAAGCTTCAACTTATAATCAACATAGACCTTGAAACGTTTCGGAGGTGTTCCGCTGCCTTCGAGGTCATATACAGTATAATGTTTCTTCGAGTAATTCGTAACAAACCAGTCCATAATACGGAGAGATATATTCGTGGTTCCGTTAATGACAGCAAGCATTTTCTCCATATTTTCGCCGCCGTTTTCATGGTAGAACCGGAGAACTTTATGAAGAAGAAGATCATTTTGTGTGTTATAGAGACTGTTGGTGTGAGCGTGAGCGACAGATGGCTTCGCAGTAAAATTTGGAGGTGAGTCTTTGGGGGGGTGGATACAGGCTAGCATATTTGTATAATAAAAAGATAGAGAAATAGTATTTATACCTCTTTTGACGCATAGGTTCAGTGTAACAGATGTAATATAAACACATTTCGTGTGATATACATAACCAAATACGATGTCTCTCGAACATGCCAACTCCGAATCTCCAAAAAATAGCGAACAATACAAAATCGCTAATTCGATGCTTCGGACTTGTCCAGATACCACTCTTGACAATTCTGACAGCGACGATGAAAGCGTGAAAACCAGTAAGCTCGTCGTGGATTTACATAATTTGCCTGCGGGACAATACGAATATTACACCGACTCTTCTAATATAATGAATCAAATGTTACTGTATATTTATCATACGATACAACATCTTGTTCGTATCGCCGACGCCGACGCCGACGCCACCGCTGCCGCATCCACGACGTGTCTCAAACTCCGCCGTCGTCCCTACAAATACGACAAGGAGGACTTCTGCTATGTCCATATTGGATACGGTGAATACAAATATACGTACACAATTCCAGCCACCAAGACGGAACCAGAGAAAAAAACTGAGTTCATCATTTCGTATCGTCAAGAAGATAAAACGGTTGGAACCCATGACGCGCCCGAAAAGTTCGAAAGTATGAAGATTCGCACGGATTCGCCGGTCATATTTCACCATTTCTACCGCGAAAGCGACAACTTCCTTGAAAACAACGAACAAGATGATTCAAAACTCCATGTCTATGTCATGACAAAATATGGTGAATGGTGTCGTTATAATAAAATCCCGTCGAGGACCCTAGAGACCATTTATTTTGACGAGAAACTAAAACAGAAAATGCGCGAGGATCTCACGGAATTCTTGAAGAAGGAGAATGAATACGACGAGTTCGGGATTCCGTATAAGAAGAACTACCTCCTTACGGGTATTCCCGGCAGCGGTAAAACCAGTATCATCAAGGCGATGTGTAAGGAAATCGGGTATAACTTGTGTATTTTTTCGATTAACCACGACACCGACAATAATACCGCCCTCGCAGCGTTCCGTGATATACCGCCCAAGTCTGTGTTGCTCTTTGAGGACATCGACTGTCTCTTCGAGAAACGCACTGGCACAACCGAAAACAAGAGCACATTCACGTTCAGTAATCTTCTGAACCTGCTGGACGGCGTCTTTTTCCGAAAGGGACTCATTTCATTTATTACAACGAATCATCCGGAGAGTTTGGATCATGCTTTGCTGCGTCAGGGACGGACGGATATGATTATCCATATGAACTACCCGAAGAAGGTGGATGTCAAACACCTGTTCCGCGATATGATGCGGAAGGAGGAGATGACCGCGGAAGAAATAGACCGCGAGTTTGACAAGTTTTACGAGCATATTTATAATAAGAAGATTACGATGGCGGGGATTGTCGGATTCCTCTTTCGATATCGTCGCGCTTGGTCGGAGAATATAAACGAACTGCTCGATGCTGATAAATTCATCAAGGAGGTAACACGAAATGTAGAGGATAGCAAGTTGTATGCGTAAATTTTGCTCACCTTATTTACTACGATAACGTTTTGTTTTAGAGACATGACGTGTTACTCTTCGCGATGAACGTTTCACACTATGATGAGTTATTGAATTCCCCCCTTTCACTCCTTTTTTAACCTTACTATAATCCAACTTACTATAATCCCATAAGGTCACGCCACGGTTAGAGCTGCCACCTACCAGAATTTGCTTTGTGGGATGAAACGCAACAGATAAAAATCTCGTCCGAAGTCCCTTCTTTTCGTCCGGAACGGCGGGCGCCATCAGAGTTGACACACACCTCACCGATAGCTTACCGGCATTCCGTGACAGCTTCCACAACTTGGCGGTATTGCCTGTGTCGCCGGTTGCAAGAAATTCACCTTTTGGATCAAATGCGACAGATACGACAGGGGTATCAGGACCGCTCTTCTTATTCGATAATGTCCGCGCAAAAGTCGCTGACAACGTGTCGAGGGAGGCCGACGCCGATATCTTCCACAACAAGGCGGTGTTATAACTACCGGTTGCAAGTAATTCACCTTTTGGATCAAATGCAACAGATTTAA